TACATTTTCGTTGGTGGCTACCATGGCATCACCCTAGCTTTAATTTGTCTAAAAACTTGAGCAGTTCCTTTTCCAGTATTTCTTCAACACGAAAGGTTATTTCAGTGCCTGTGTTTTTCAACATGTGCCTACCTTCAACCCATCTTGGCGGCGGCCCATCAGGGGAGCTACGTGTCATATGGCCATGTTCCACGAAGGACGCATATTCTATGTCATTATAAATTTCAATTTCGTAGCCGTCCTCTGTTTTGTGAAGGTTGCGAAGGTTCCAGCCACGCCGCAGGGTGCCGCCCCGCTTACCACTATTTGGGGGATGTTTTCCAACGGGCGTCCGCTTTTTGACCGACCTTATAAACTCGGCGGCCAAGGCTCTTACGCTGGCCCGCATAAGCCTGTCAACTTCTTTGTCCCGTAGCAATTCAAGGCTCTGCTGGAGGCGCTTTATGTCACGAGTGTTGACCTTGATTTTGCTCATACAGACGCCTCTTTTCCTTGTCTTCGGCTATTTTAGCATTAAGAAATTCTCTGGCCTTTGCCCTTTCCTCTGGGGTGGGCGGGTTTTCGGATGGGACGCTGCTCACCACGTAGGGCGGGTCAGTCCAGCGTCTGTCGGTGAAAAGCTTTTTATCAGCCATTTAACGCTCCTCCAGGTAAATGTGATGAATGCCATCATCTTCTTTTGCATCGATAACTTTGAACCTTGCGCCTCGTTGGTAAAGGACTTCGTTTTCGTTTTGGTTGTGTCGTCTAATATCCCTGCCCCGGCGACTGTTGTTAACGTAGATTTTAATGTTGTAGTCTGCCAGGAAGTCATCGCCGGTGGTGAATGAGGTGTACGTACCATACACAACCGTTCTTCCGGGCTGATGAGCCTCGACAAAATCGTCCAGTGAACGGCCTTGCAGGCGGGTGGTGCGGGTGATGTCTCCGTTGTACTCGGGCGTCTTGACCAGCGCTGCATCCAGCGTACGCATTTGTTGACGGGTTTCGTCGTCCAGGTCGTCACGTCTAATTTGGTCGTTAAGCTTAAAACCGTCGGCAGAAACATAGGTGTTGATGGCCTGTTGCTCGGCGCTGTTTAAGGGGATAGGTTCATTATGCGGATTCCAGGTGGGCGTGTCAACCGATGGGGCGACTGTTGTGCGGCAGTGCGGATGAAAGGGCGGGCCGGAGACGCCAGCCTTGAAATCTGCCACCGGAACGATGGTTCCGTCCAAGGACTTGCAAAGCTCGGATGTTTGCAAGTCCATCACCGCAATAATGACGTAGGCTTCGTAGCCCATTTCCCGATAGCTGTTGATTTTGGCCATGGTGGAGAAGTACGCTGCCTCGGTCTGTACCAGGCGGTATGCACTGCGGCTGGTGACGCCAAAGCGGTGCTGCAACTCCTTTGCCATGCGGTCGGGGCCCTCGCCACGGATGAGGCTTTGGGTTAGCTCACGGTTGATGAAGTCTTGCAGCCCGTTTCGGTCTTCCCAAATTTTATGGGAGAAGGTAGTGCCATCGGGTGCCCAGGGCCGGGTGATGACCGCCTCTACCTGGCCCACGTTTAGGGCAGCGAAGGCGTCGGCCTTCTCGGGCTGCAAGTCCCGGATGGTCTCCATGCGCCCTTCGGTGTAAATGTCCTTTAGGGTGGTGGTCAGGTTGACGTTATGGTTGGCATAAAGCTCTTCTACCTGCTGACGGATTTGCAGCTCGACGGCTTCTAGCCGAGTGACACGGTAGACAGTGGAGGCGTTACGCAATTCCTGCTCGTAGCCAGGTAAGTATTGTAACTGCTGCCCCTTGCGGATGTAGTCCTCCACTTCCATATGGTAGCGTTGCCGCTCGGAAGAGGTCAATATGCGCTGGGCATCGGCTAAATCCATGCGGTTATCTTCGGAAAAGCGCTGGTAAAAAGCTTCGATTTCTTTCTGGATGCGGGACAGGGCCAGCTCGTAGGCTTCGGCCAGGTCTTGATAGTAGCGGTCGGCCTTATTCAGCAGCCGCTCGTTGAGCAGCACGGATATTGCAGCATAATGCTCCTGGGTGGTCTTAGCCATTATGCCTTATCCTCCCTCCGCAGCATGATTTCCTGGTGGGTTGGGTAGACAAAGGCTTCGCCCGAATGGACAAACGCCAACCTGCGTCCCTGGACAAGTACGATGATTTTGCATCCAGCAGGGGCCTCAATCTCCGGCGCCAGGAAGAGTTTTGCGTCGTAGTCGATTTTGTTTACCTGGTCTGTTTGCTTGGAGGGCCGAAGCTGGCGCTGACTTAGGGCGCAGGGGGCATAGGCATAAATCTTTTGGCCACAGTTGAACGTGATGGAACCCTTTTTTTCCTTGACGGCGGCAAAAATGTCGCAGGTATCCTCGTAGGTGCTTTCGATGGCGGCCCGCTCTTGGCGGACATGACCTATCATCGCATGATGAATCTACGGTAAGCGTTCAGCCTGGATATTTCCAAGGGCGTGAACTCGGACGTAGATAGGGGCTCGTTATAGCTGATGCTGGTGTCTCCCCGTTTGATGGAAGCGATATTCCCACTGTTCTCCGCATTGAATTTACGCACCACCAACAGTACGACGAAGGTTTTGAGCGCCTCCGGCAAAACAGAGAGGTGGCAGTAATCCAGCACAGCCTGGATAGCGTCCTTCAATATCCACTCCAGCATCGGGCTTGCATCGTCCAGGCCCAAAATTTCTTTGATGCTGTCCAATAAGTCTAGTTGATAGTCCACTGCCATCCTCCTTTGCGTTTAACAGTGTTTAAAACGCATTTAAAAATGTTGTTGTGTCTTCGCCGGTGACTTGCATTATTTTTTGTCGGCGTTTGCTTTTGAGCCTTTTTGGGGCTTCTGTGGGCCATCAACTTTTTTGAAGCCTTTTGCCTCCAACAGTGCCGCCTCCGACTCGCTGTAAACGATTTTGACCACATTCTGTTTTTTTAGCTTAATCATCCGTTACCTCCTGCCGATTGGGCGACGGGCTGCCGGTTCACCCACAGCTTATTCATTTGGTTAGGCAGCGCCCAGAGGTCGTGGTATCTTCTGTAGTCCAGCTTATAAGCGTCGGCCTGCTGGTTAACGTCCGGGGTAAAGATTCGGATTTTATCTTGCTTCGAAACCGCTATGGGCAGGTTTCGGGCCGTGATAATCCAGTTGATTTGCTGGGCGGTTTCAGTGGGGGCAAAGCCGCCTTTGGCCTGTGTGCTGTCGTCCAGTTGGCCAGTATAAAAATAATACTCGGTCATCATGCGATAATCGGGCACAGCCTTAATGAGCAGACCGTTGAGGCGCTGGAATTCAAAGTTGATTTCGTTGGCAGTGAAGCCGCCGACCTCCATGCCCTTTTGGATTTTGTCGTTGTTAATCAGTACTTGGTAGGCGCTGGCGGCCATGGAAACGATGAGTTCCCCGCCGGTGCCTACTTCCTTGATGATTTGGTAGGCATCGTTGGTAAGTTGGCGGATGATTCCAGATTCCGTAGGGGTGTAGCCATCGGTTAGACGCTCATTTTCCGAAGCGTAAGCGTCCAGTTTCGAGTAGCGATAAGCGTCAATCTCTGGAATGACCTTGGTGCGCTGAAATTCGCCCATGACGTTGGAAGACGTGGCCAGGAAGTTCGTTTCGTTCACGTCCATGGAGTCCAGAGAGAAGGTGCGACCCCTGTCCTGTGTCATTTCTCGGGTTTCGAATTTCAAGCTTACGCCACCGGCTTTGAAACCGGCCACACGGTCGTAGTCGCCTAGGCCGTCCATGTCCAGCTTTGGAACCTTAATTTCATTACCACCGTTGTACTGAACTTGGCCAGAGTTAGCCTCCATCCAGCCAGTGGTGGCGCTTTCCATGGCCTGGCGGTCTAATTCTTCCTGTAAAACGGTTGCAAACTCAAGATTGTTTTCTGTCATGGCTTAACCTCCTATGGCGCTGCGAACTTTAGCCCGCATGTCTTCGCTACTTGATGCGGCGGGGTTGCCCCTTGCCGGAGTTTTACCGGTCATACGTTCCTCTACTTGGGCTTGCACGGCTTGGTCAAAGAGGGGCTTGAAGGCGTCGATGCGCTTGAGTGTGTCCTTGGTGTCGGTGCCGATGATGTAGTCGGCGAGTTCAACCGGCAAGCTTTTTTCGCCCAAAAACTTGAGCGTGTCGGCCTGTAGTTCCCGGCGGGCAGCTTCCTGTTCTCGCTGCTCTACGGCTTGGGTGCGCTTGTCAAGTTCAAACTGGGCCTTTTGGGCATCGTCCATACCTGCCTTTTGGCGCTCCTCTTCGAGAAGCCGTGCCACTTCGGCCTGCTGCTGCTCCTTCATGACAGTTACAAGATTGTCTAGGTAGGCTTTGTCAACCTTAGGCTCATCCGCAGACGGCGGTGGCGCTTGCTCGGGCGGTGCGTCTTGGCCCGCATCACCGGCGGGGGCACCATCGTCTGGTGCCAAGAACTTCTGAAAAAATTTCAATTATCGTACTCCTCTCCATAATAAAAAGGCCTATTGTTTGCAGCAGGCCTTGTGCGCTCCAGCTCCGCAGCTGCGTCTTTGACGAAGTGCAGTTGTTCCAGCTGGGTTTGATGGCTGATGATTCCGGTGAGGGCCTTGATGTTCTTAATATCCTCGGTTTCGTTTTTGATGAGGTTGT